CATTGCCGCCGGAGTATGCTTAATAAGCTGTAATAACTTATCTCTATCACCAAAGTCAATATCAATATCGCTATCAATTTTCATTTCTTAATCAATTCTGTAGAGTGTTGTGGAATATCAACTGCGTCATCTTTTGTATTTTCTAACATAGCAACTCTAGCACGTAGGTCACTAGAACTATAATTATGCTGTCTCTTATGATAATATAATTCAATACCATTGTCAATACAATATTGTTTTCCGGTGAAATCTCTATTTAGGTATTCTTCACTTAAGAAACGTATATGTATAGTTTGGGTCATTAGTAATTGAAGCAAGTCATATTCTGTTGAGTACACTAATATTTCATCCACATACTTACACGCCTGCAATTGAACATAACGTTCATATACACTTTGACATGGTTTGTTTTTAATACCCGGTCTGTCAATAGTAGGATCAACTTGTAATGCTACTACAAGATAGTCACATAACTCTTTTTCCATTTTTAACATTGTTACGTGTCCGGCATGTAACAAATCAAAACTACTACAATTAAATCCTACTTTCATTTATCTTTCTCCGAAAGTACAGGGTTTATGTTTGTTGGCCATTCAATTGAATATTGATTCCATTTGAAATTTTCTTCAATACTTTTATCATATGGCATATCTACTATATATTGTACTACTGTTTTTTCAGTTAGAGCCATATAACCATGTGCGTAATGCGGTGGGACAAGTAAACCATTAGTTTCATCTAATTCAATAGCAAACCATTTTCCAGATTCTGGCTCTAATGCAACGTCAAATATTCTACCTACTACAGGCATAACTAGCTTATATTGGTTTTGTCTGTGCATACCTCGGACAACATATTGTGTTGATGTAGCTGTGTTTAGTTGACGAAATGTTCCACGCATCCCATCATCTGATGTTTTCCAAGTTTCACAGAAATTACCACGATTGTCTTTAAATTTATTATGCTCAATGATTTTTAAATCAGGCAACATCTCACCGTACATTTTCATTTAGGAGCTACCAATTCTGCTTTAATTAATTTCATATATGCCTTTTGTACAACAATAGCCTGTCGTTCAGCATCTTCTACTGCTTTGTGACTGGTAGTGTGACCCCCATCACTAAGTTTAACTCCTGCTATTTCCCAAAGTGTACGTGTATCACGCATAGTCCAGAAAGGCCAGGGAATAGGATTAGGCTTGTCACTTGTTTGACGCCATGCATGTTCCATTACTACTAAGTCAAATGGTGCACCATTACTCCAAACAGCACGACGGTTCCAACAAAACTTATACAGTATCTCCATACATTCTTTGAATGGCAAACGACCAGTATCACCCAATGCTTCTTCAAGTGCTTCAGGGCTCTGCTCACTCCACCATCGTAATGTATCTTCATTGATACTTCTATTGTAAATTTCTGTTTGATCTTCTACAGTAGGTCGTAGTTCTAATCGTTCAACAACACCTGAACCTTTGGGGTCAAATCGTACGGCACCGATAGTTAGTATAACACAGTTAGGTGTTGTATCTAACGTTTCCAAATCAATCATTATATCCTGTGCCATATTACGCCTGTAACGTTTTCCAAATATATTTCTTCTCTAAGTAATCTTGTAGCGTCAATGCTTCATTTTCATTATTGAATACCACACCTTTAATTGTATACATATCTTCTAGGTATCTAGCATATTCACCGTTACTATCTCGCATCCACCAGTACTCATCTACCCACATAATGTTTATTTCATCGTCATATGTATCTAATGCAAATCCTACTTCTGTCACTTTCATATCTTTAAATAGTAAATCTACTAAAAATCTTTTTGTATCAAATTGTCTAATGTTGTCCCATTTAGGCCATGATACTAGAAATTTATTGTTTTGTAAAGAGGTTATGGGAAATATGTTATTCATTGGAATTTTAATAAAAATATTAGGTACTTCTTTTCGTCAACAATCTCATAACCATCTGTTATGTTGCCATTAACTATATTCATCTTTATACCATATTGTCCTACAAGGTAATCTTCAAAATCATATGCATCAAACTCTTTGTTCTGGTTCATATATTCTTTACGTACAAGTTTCAATGCTGCCCAATAATCCCAACGTTTCTTATGCTGTTCTATTAATGGATCATCGTCATCGTAGTCTTGTATTTGAGGTATTGTTGCCATCAACTCCACCTCAATGTAAACAAAATGTAGTCTTTTTCATATCTAAACTTAAAGCTAACCTTATTAGTATCAGTTACACACCATCTACAATGTCTTTGATATTTTCCTATGTTTGCTTGCATCCATACGGTCATTTCATTATATTTGTCAATATGTTCTGCTCTAACTGAACATTCATACCAGCCGGGCTTAGTATTTTCCCATCCGTTTGCATGATCGTAATGTTCATTTATTACAACCATCTTAGTAGAAACCATTCTAAATCTTTTTTATCACGAAACCAAAACTTAGAATTATTCATATACCATCGCATGTTAGGTGTCCATACACCGTCGTGTGCTGTAGATCCAAATGTTTCAACCATCCATGCTTCCATTTCTTTCCATTTAACACTGGTCATTGGTTGTGCAGTCAAATACTTTTGACCATAAACTGTACCTTCACTAAAGTCAAAAGAATTCCAGCCTAATGCAGACATTAACACTAGTGTATCAATATCTTTAGACATTTGATCGGCTGCTTGATTGATTATTTCTTCTGATATATTCATCCCCACCTCAACGAAAACCAAAAAGCATCTTTTTCATTTCTAAAGCACCAGAGATAACTTTTAGGATCATCTCTACCAACCCAAAAACATGTCCAGTTGCCTGTCTTTCGACCCACAGCAAACCACCGTTCTCCTATGTTATCTCTGCACCATTCTTCTACTTCGTATCCAAGTTTCTTAGTAATTACAGTGTACGGTAAGTCTTTCATCCCCACCTCAACATAAAATAACTAGCATTGCTTTCATTATAAAAGGTAAACTTTGCATGTCTTTCTACAATAGGATCATAGCTGAAGTTATCATATACTGCCCTATAATAAGCATAATCAAAATCAACACCCTGAATCCAACCATTGGTCCTTAACTCATGACCTATTTCCATAGTTCGTTTAGCATCAATGTATAATGTTACTTCAGCCACAAGTCAACTCAAATAAGATAGCATCACGCTCATCCTTGAAATAGAAATCCATATAGTCTTCGGTAGCATGTGTTTCAAACTTATCGCCCGGCAATCCAAACTGTTGTACTGCCCATGCACATTTTTGATTCCATGTAGGTATATCATGGTTCTCTTGCCATGAAATACGAACTCTAGTACCCGCCTGCATTCAATAACTCCTTAACCTGTTCTACCATATTACTATCACGTTTAAACTTAATAGCCCATTGCTCTGGATTAATGTAATCCATAATCATTTTCTGCTGGTCATCACGCAATGTACTTAAGAAGTGTACACCACTAGAACTTTGATATAACATCCAGGGACTAATCTTACCCCTAGCAATCTCGTAACATATGTTGTTTGGATTGCCATATCGCAAGTAATCTCTGCTTTGAATCTTCTCAGTTTCTGCTTTTTCTATTGTGGTTTCAATACTACGATGTATAGCATCTAATGGATCTTCTATTCGTAAATACTCACATAAGAATTTTGTATAGTTACTATCTTGCCGCCAATTATCAATACGTATAGAATTCTTTAATAACCAATCACTAAATCTACTAACATTGATACATTTGATATCTACACAATAACTACCAAATTTAACAAAGGCAATATAATAAGGATTCTTAATGAATTCTTCATATGTGCGATTCTTTGTGCCGGCAGTATTCTTTTTATAGAATTGTAACCAAGCTTGAAAACCCACACGATTGCCTTGACGATCACGCTCTAACCATCTACGTTTAGTTTCACATATGTGTTTTAATACAGTACTTTCACGTTGGAAAGTAGCTTTACAGAACTCACATCCATATAGTGATTTAGTTTCCTCGGTCTTTTTCATATTTCTTAATATCTTCATCTGTCACTAATTGACTAAGAACTTCTATATCAGATTGTTTTAAGTTAGGGTATGTTTCTGCCAAATAACATTTACGTTTATGTTCTTGCACAAATGCTTTAGCAATTTCATCAATATTATCACTATCTACTTTGGGATAAATCTTAGTGTAATATTCTTTAATATCTTTAGTTTTAGCAGGTTCTTTTAATGATGTTACTTTACTACCTAAATGAGGAATCCATTGATGAAATTGTTTACCTAAGCCAGGACTACTAGCACATAACATATACCATTGCAATTTAGGATGCTTCTGTACATATTCATTAAACAAATGTTTATTTGCATGATAGTCAACACTACGTAAGTAGTAGCCTTGAACATCACCTGGACCTTTAATAGCACTCATCCAATGTGTCATCATATAGGGAACAAACTTCTTTTGTTGTTCTTCTGTTAACCTATCATAATAACCATAGTCTTTTTTGTCCATAGCTGTAAGAGCATCAAACAAGTCAAAGTCTTGTGCTACAAATTTCTCATCAACAGGAGTATTCTTTTTAGTTGCCATATTTAAAAAGCTTGGGAGTAGTCCACAATCTCACAGTTACGACTAATCTCTTTTACAAAATATACACATCTTGGCTTAGGACCATCATCAATAGGTACACATAAGAATTGTCCGTTCTTTAATCTAGGTGCATACCATGTTACATCGTGATAAATGTCTACAATCTCAATTGGTACAAAACTTGGACTAAAACTAGATAAAGGATTGAATTCAAATGCATTAAATCCTCTATCATTGATACTTGTTAAAGGCAGTGTTTCTAAATCTCCGTGTTCCTGTTCCCCAATTAATATTTGCCAATCTACTGGCATCTTAATAGTAGCATTACCGATCTTTAATACAAGTGCAGGACTATTAAATGATTCCAAAAAGATTAATGGGATATAATGATAATCCACATTTTGTGGATTACTATTGTCTAGTATCGCAAAGCGAAGGTCATCTATTTCTTCCGGAAGGGTTTCAAGATTATAATAGGAATTTTCTAATGTAAGTATACGCATTTTGTTATTATAACACTTTCTTATCTATATGTCAACTTTTCTACGTCAAACGGGTAGTTTGCTTCTTTATAAAATGCTTTGCGTTGTGTCAAATGCCGTTTGGCAAACTTACAGCTACTTGTTATGTCGTATATTTGGACATGGTCTTTATCCTCAGCTTTTCGGATGCCCCGACCAATAGACTGGATAACTCGCACAAACGATTTACCAGGCTCAATGAGCACCAAATTAAAAATTCTAGGAATGTTAATGCCAACCGCAGCCACACCATATGTAGCCACGATAATCTTGTTAGTGCTTGTAGCAACTTCGTCATATTCTTCTTTCCTTTCGTTCATATTAGTAGCACCGCTAACAAATACACTGCCGGGTAATCTACTAACGATTTCTTTACCTGCATTAACTCTATCAACAAGAATCAATGTGTTACCTGTATCATTGATACCACTGATAAGACTAGCAATTTTATCCAATCTCTCACTATCTTCTAGTAAATGTTTCAATTCACTTTGATAGTTGGTAAACTCTTTACCATCTTGTAACTGCATAATATTAACATGGCATCTTGCTAATACACCTTGATCCTGTAACTCACTTGCAGATAGTTTCCCGATCACATTACCCAAACTTACAAAGATACTTTGTGCTTCAAACTTAGCTTTAGGAATAGTTCCTGTTAGTCCCCAACGAATGGGCACTTTAGCAAATACACTAGTAAGCAATGTTTTTAATGCATCAGCTTTGGCCATATGTACTTCATCAACCATGACGCAAACTACACCTTCAATAAAGTCTCCGATCTCTACTTCAGCTTCACCACTCTTTGTTTTCTTAAGCATATTGTTAAGACTTTGCCAAGTACAGATAGTATGTGTTTTGTTATATTCTTTACGATCACCAAAGTATACACCTACATCTAATCCAAGATTAATATAATCTGCTTCTGTTTGTGTTACTAGACTTTTGTTTGGAACGATTACAATACTACGGCCATATTTCTCAATGCTATAACTTAGTGCGGCAGTCATTAGTGTTTTGCCTGCACCTGTAGCAATTTCTTGTAATGATTGTGGGTTCTCTAAGAAGTTGTTTACAATTTCAATTTGATAATCACGTAGTTCTACCGGTTGTCCCTCTTTAGGATGACCTTTAGGCCAATTCTTGTGTTTGAACGTACCCTCGGACACTTTGTCAAAAGTAAAGATTGTAGTGTAATCTCTTAAATCATCTAGTTCAATATCATATCCTGCATTGTCTAAATAAGGAAGTATTTCGGGAAGTAGATTAATATAAGTGCTTCCGGCTAAACTGAAATAGCTTACCTTACCATTCCATCTACCTAATCGTACTGCAGGGAGATAACGTGCACCGGGTATTTCATACTCAAACATTTTCATCAGTGCCTTACGCTCTGATAGTTCAAGTCCCTCAATTTTTACATTCACTTCGTCTTTGACGATTATTTTACATTGTTTCATTCTTCTCCAAATTAACTGGTTGACTATTTACCACATTGATTATTTTTGCGGTGTTAGCATGATCCGTATCCTGTATCAATTTGAATTTGATTACTACAGGAAACTTATACTTACTGGTGTTATCATGTATAATCATTCTTGCAGAATCATTATAGCGTATCCCTGCAAGTTCTAATGCATGTTTTAAATCATTTTTAAACTTAATGTTGGTTGTCAATCCTATACCGGATACAGTAA